TATTGAAGCTATCCTGCGTCGTGTACGTGGTAAGAGAAATAAGGAGAGTAACATTTATAAGATTGGCCGTTTTACTTTCTCTGTGTAGAATTTACAATACCTTTATTGATAATATTCTGTATCTTAATCTTGTCATCAAGAAAAAGAATATGAGTGGAAAAAGTTATATTAGTTTTGTGGTTTGATAAAGTTTTTCTTTGCAAGTCACCGTTATTATCTCTTTCAGCAGACACTTCCATTCTTTGGTTTGGTGTAGTGGAATACTCAGCAATACACTTATTAGGAAATATGTTTTTATTAAATGCAATTAGATAACCTTTATAGTTCGCCATATATAACCACCTACCTTATACAAATGCCGACTTACCGTTATGCCTTTTCTTATACATTTCATTCTGCTTAACAATCTCTTTGAAAATGTCGTTACCGTTGATTTTTGCAACAAATTCGTATGTATTGCCACCTTTGTTTCTAAAGATAATAAACATTTCATACATTCTCTTTAGATACAGTAAAATCTGTGAAAGTATCTCTGTGTCCCCATTGTCTGAACTTTCCTGAATCATACCTTTAAGTTTATTAAGAGGTGAAACTACTTCAGGATTACCGGATGATGCACCCATATTATCACCTACTACTGCTAAGGTTGGAGCTTTTACAAGACCACCTTTTGCAAGATGAGGGATTTGTGGGATGTCAAAGCCAAACTTTTTACCACCAATACCCGGTACCCACTTTGGTACATCAAAACTTATTTTATTAACGCCTTTGATAAGTGTATTAAGGCCATCAATTAAAAAATTGATAGGTGCTTTAATAAATTTAATAATTCCGTTAAACAAATTTTTAAACCAATCTCCTACACCGGAGAATGCACTTTTGATAGCATTCCACGCACCCTTAAATATATTGCCGAACCAAGTGCCAACATTTCTAAAAGGTGATTTAATCTTATTGAGCATTTTTTGTAATGGTTTTTTCATTGTTTTAAGGTTATCAGTGATACCATTATTAAAACCAAGCACTGCATACCTTGCTGATTTTTTAGTTTTCTTGGATGGCGAATGTTCGTCAAGGCCATACGGTCCATTTAGGGCCTTAATAAATCCACCCGCCATTTCAATACCCTTTTTAGCGACTGAATTTATTTCTTTTCTGCTTATCCCATCTGTGTAACCGTAAACTGCATTTTTACCAGACTTTTTTACAACATTACGCAGATTTTTAAGGGATTTCCATTTTGATTTTTCAATATCACTTGAAGAAATAAGACTTGCATTATAGGCCATAAGGACAGCTGTTGCATCTTTATAGTTGCCATTAACTACCGCCTGCATTTTTGACAAATCACTATTGTCCTTTTCTAATTGGGCTGTAGATTTTGAAGTATCTAAGTATGCCTGTTTTGCCTCACTTGCTTTCTTCTTCAGTTTGTCATATTGGTCTCGTAAGTCTGATAAAGTTGATTGCTTACCGGTTGTCTGTACAACATGACCATCATCAGCGTCAAGATAGTAGCCTCTATTATGCCAAACATAGTACCCTGGGTCATCATATAAAGCTTTCTTTTGTTTATTACCAGATAGGTTCCATTCGCTTTCAAATTCTGCTAACTTGCCTACTGCATCTTTGTAACTTTGTGCGGCTTTTGTGAATTTTCCTTGTGCCTTTACAATACCCTCGGTGTTAGTTTCGGATAACGAAGATAAGGCAGACGCGGCTGCAACTTGCTTATATTTTTCAATCAGCCCATCAAGATTTTCTTTTACTTTATCAATTTTGCCGGTAATCGTTATTGTTCCGTTACTATTTTTCTTGATATATTTGTTCCAGGCTTTTTTAAATTCCGGGTATTTTTTGGAAAAATAGTCCCCAATTGTGGTTAGTTCTGCCTGCTCCTCAGGTGATAAATTAGCCTTTTGGAGTAGTTTGTCAAGCCTGTCCTTATATCTATCAATAACGCCCATATTATTGGAAGTTTCGGTTAAGGAACTTGTCATTTCACCGCATAAGTCATTAATTTCTTGCTTGCAATTTGTTATTGCATCCACATAGGCGGACATCTCTTCTGTTGCTTGTGTAAAACCTAAGTCTTGCATCTTTGTTTCGTTGGCTGATTTAATAGCACCAACAAGCATTGTAATAGCACTTGCAGCAGCCGTAAGACCAGCAACAACAGGATGTGCCTCAATTGCCGACATTAAACCTTTTAGTGCGCCGGAAACAGCCCCAATACCGTCTGAAATTGCTTTACCGGTCTTAAATACCGCGACAGCGGTCCCTACAGCGGCAATCCCAACCGCTATACCTTTTAATGTAGACGGACTTATTTCGTTTACAACATCACCTATAAAATCAAGTGCTTCCCCCAACATATCTACAAGACCAGGTACTGCCTTTTCAATGGTCCACTTTGCAAGAGGTAAAAGCACGTTTTTATATGCTGACTTTAATTGTTCGCCACAAGCCTTTGACAATCTCCTAAAGGCTCCCAACAGCTTTTCTACCGACTTGAGTAACGGCGATAGGTCGAGATTTTCAAGCCAATCAAGACGGATTTTAGCCATATCCTTAAGAAAACCTGTTATATTCTCTACTATACCGAGGATATCACCCCAAATTTTCTTTCCTGTCCCATTTTTGTCCCACGCCTCTTTTATTTTTCTGCGGAAGGTAGCAACACAATTATTTGTATTACGGACATACTCAAGGATATTTGACCATATTCTTTCTCCTGTTCCGTCATTCCACGCCAGTCGAAAATCCCTTCCGACGGTATCGATAAGCTGGATAAGACTATCCACTCTATCTACAATTGACTGGACTACACTATCTCCAAGGCCTGCTTTAGTCCAGGCTTGAGTAAAAGCACTTGCAATATCTCCTATAATCCCAAATGCAGTTGATAAAAGATTGTTGATATGACTTAAAAGCCTTTTACCGGTTCCGTTTCCCCAAACATTTTTCCACGAGTTCGCAATTTGCTTTATGCCGTCAAGGATGTTTTTAAAAGCTAGGCTAGCAGATTTTTTAACCTTATCAAATCCAAGATTTTTTAATGACCTTGCCAATGCATTAACTTTGTTTTTAGCCTTATCCACAGCAGAATTGTTATTTACTAAATTTGATGGTAAACTCTGATTCTGCGTTTTGTTTTCAGGCACAGAAGTATTTTGAGTAATAATGTTTAGTTTATCAAAACTCGCAAGGCTTCCGGCTAATTTCTCGGCCTTTTGATTAGCATTGTCAAGACTGTCTGCAAGTCCGTCAGTTTCATCTGCCGTTGTCGCCATTGCTTGTCCGGTACTACTGGCTGAATTACCTAAATCAATACCAAATGACTTTGACATAAAGTTATTAAAAGAGTCAGCACACTCGTTAATTTTTTCAAGGAATACATTGAAAGTCTTTATCAGTGGGCTCATCACAGCTATAAAACTTTTACCAATAGTAGCCTTAAAACTCTCCCATCTAAGCTGTAAAATCCTAGTTTGGTTAGCCCAGCTATCCTGAGTTCTTGCAAAGTCACCGGTAGCATTTTTTAGTTGGTCTTGTACAAAGGCAAAACGCAAACTAACTTTTTCCGCCTCTGTCATTGCACTTGTTGTTTTTCCGTAGCCGTTAGCAAGTGCATATGCATCCAAGGCATTTTGTGTCATCACAATACCTAAATCTTTCAGCGTTTCAGTTTCACCACTAAACACCGATTTTAGCTTTGTGTATGCTTCATCTTGCGTGATGTTATAAAATGACGCTACGTCACCCGATAAGCCTGCTAAAGCTGTTGACATATTGTAGGCCTGTTTTTCGCTAAAACCAAAGGCTTCTGCCATAGAGCCAAAAGCACCCACATATTTTTTAGCCATTGTTTCGGACAAGCCAAATTGCGTTCTTGCGCTTTTAGCCCACTTGTCAACACTACTTGACATACTCTTAAATGTCACATCAACAACATTTTGGACTTCTGCAAGGTCAGAACCTAAATCAACACAAGACTTGCCAAAATCAACAATCTTTTTTACGGAGAAAGCAGCAACAACTGCCACACCTATTTGTTTGAAATTAGATGATATTTTGTTACTTGCACTATTAGCCACCGAATTAATGGACTTCAATTGCCTTTTAAATCCTGCTGAATTAAGGACTAAATCAATGCCAATTTGTCCGGCTGTTGTCATTAGCATACCTCCTTCCTTAAAAATGGGTATAAAAAATGCGTACACCACTTGATATACGCATAAGAAAAGCCACCCTTTAAAGAGTGGCTAAAAACTATAAAACTAATGTTATTTTTGCAGAATTAAAATCGTTAGAATCATCATCCCAATTAAAAGCCTGTAAAGAAAATTCGACTTTATTTATTTTGTTGATGTCGTTATCTTTGAGCTCGTCACTATCAAACCAAGCAATATCATTTGCCTTTTTGCCCTTATTTACATCACAAGAAAATGTAGGCTCAATCATAAAACCATTTACAGATACATCATCTAGCTGTATTGTATAGTCTTGACTTGAGTTGTTTTCCACAAGAAATTTCAGCCCAGTTTCGTACTCATTTTTTGCAGTACCGGTAAATGTTAGCTTTATGCCTCTGTTGTTAAAGATAACTTGATTCGTACTCTTCTTCTTTTGCTTGGGCTTTGCTTTTTTTGTAGGTTGGACAGTTGTAGTTTTTTCTTCTGCAAAGTCATCTTCGCCTTCTTCAATGTCTTCAGCAGTGTATGTTTTACTGCCAATTTGTACCTTATCTATGTAAATTACTGGCATCAAAAAAGCATCACTATATCCGCCATAGGTACCAAAACAAGTAACCTCTTGTTCGTCAAACAACTCATTTGCTAAGTCGGTATAACTGGCATATACAAATGATGCAATCCATCTTTCGCTATCACTTGTCTTTATCGACAGTTCGCAAGAGTCTGCATAATCAATAACACTCTTAACAGTACCTTTTACATAGATTTTAGTACCTTTTAATCCGTTATCCTCTGCATAGGAGTTAAACTTATCATACACAGCATACTCATATCCATCAATATCCTTTTGTTTTTGTGATACTTTACTTGTATTGTGCTCTTTTGATGGCTTTTTATTGTTGCTTTCAACATCACAGCTACACAATGTGCCTATCACCAAAACAAAAATTAATCCAATTGCTAAAATCTTTTTCATTTTTTTGCACCCCTTTTAGTACTATAGGGATATTATATTGCAAAATTCAAAAAAATACAACACTATTTTGACATGGATATGAATGTTTGTTTCATTTGTTCAAGAAATGTGCCAACATCTTCCTGGGTAACCTCTTTAGTTTTACGATAACGCCATTGATTGCGTATTCTATGCTGACTTGGAGTGAAGTTTTTTAATATATCCTTGTCATCCTCAAGTCTGATTTCTACAAGTCTAGCAAGGCTTGTGTTAGGACCCAATCCGGATAACAAGGATACAAACTCACTCCAAGGCATTGTCTTAAATTCATCTGAGCGGATAGAGACCCCATACTCCGACCTAAAAGATGAAATTATAGTATCAAAATCATCTATTAAGTCGTAGCCGGGGTCACTGTTTCCCCCTCATTATCTTCAACAGTACCTGCAACAAGCTCAACTGCTGACATAATGACCTGAGAGAAATCTTCAAGGTTAAGGTTCATTTTTTCAATTGCTTTTCTGTCTTTCTCATTAAATAGAAGTTCAAAGAAATCATAAAGTTTGCTTGGGGTTAAATCTTCAAGACTAGGTAAAATCTTTAGCATTGTTACTGCACTGTCATTTACTTCAAAAGTCTTGTCCTTAATCTTAATCTTTGGCTTTTCGTCAAAGTTAAGTTTTTCTGTAATATCAATAATTCTACTCATTTTTGTCACTCCTTATGCTGCCGGTGTTACTTTAGGCTTACCGTTTGACATAACTTCAAATTCAAGTGGTGCTACATCACCTGCTTCGCCACTACCGTTTGATGTTACATTGATAACTGCATTTGTAAATTCAACCGCGGTGCCGTCCGGAAATGTCCATTTGAAATCTGTGTATAAATCTCTGCCATTTTTAAAGGCAAGACCTGCTATAAAATCATTACCGGCATCACCAACATTACGCTTACCACTTGCAGTAATTGTAATGCCCTTAGTAGTAGCCAGTCTGCTAGTCCAGCCCTCTTGGTCAAATGAGTTCCATTCCTGTACACCGTTATCAAATGCCACACTAAAACTTGTCATATCAGCAATATTGGCATAGGCGCCTGATGCGCCCGTTGTTTTCACCTGAAACTGATTTTCGTAACAAGGATAAACACCTGTTGTTTTTGCCATAATTAATCTTCCTTTCTTTCAAAAAATATTTTCATCTCAATAACTCTTTCGTACACCTCATTATCAGTACCCACATCTATTGGTTCAGGTGTCAGTAGCTGAATTAGATACACTTTAGAATTATTTATTGTAACATTCTTAATTGTGCGAAGTTTATTATACAGAGTTCTTGCACAAACCTCTGTTTCATTTGCATTATTATTCCAATGAATAAGCAATGATACTGCTATAACATCATAAGATAGTTCTGTGCCAACACCACGAAGAGGCTCACC